TTTTCTTCCAATATATTTTCTCCCATTGTTAGTATTTGTAATACAGTAGACAAAACCGAAGAAATCGCCAATATCATTAGAAGTGAAAGTTGAACCTTCACATAACCAGGGATTTTCATAGTCAGTCGCAGAGTCCGTCTTCGTCGTTGATGTCAAGATAGGATGTAGTTTTATCACTATCACTACTTATACGATAAGCAGAAGCGTCTGCATACACCTCTGCCTTCAACTCTGCTATTGCTCTTTCTAGGTCAGCAACTAAGACCTTTAGATTTTTCTTTCTCATTTAAGTTTCTCTTGTAGTTCTTTCCAATCCTTATCGAAGAGTTCTAATCCTTTATCTGTCAAGATATGTCTATACATCTTATGGAATATTGTAATAGGGATAGTACAAATATCTGCACCTACTTTAAATGACTTAGAAACTTGATATACATCTCTTATAGATGCAGCAAGAACTTGAGTCGGTGCTTGATGTGTTGCGAACACATCTGCTATCTCTTCAATGACTCCAAATCCATCAAACGATTGATCGAATACTCTTCCTACAAATGGTGAAACGTATGTTGCTCCTGCCTTGGCAGCAAGTATTGCCTGTGCTGTATCAAATACAAGAGTTACGTTTACGTTTATCTCATCAGTAGATAGTTGCTTACATGCTTTTAATCCTTCAAAGGTGCATGGAACTTTGATTGTTATATTTGGTCCTATGTCAATGTAATCCTCTGCCATTTCTAACATCTCTTCAGCAGTGTCACCTACTACTTCAGCAGATATAGAAGCATCCCATGGAAATATTGCTGAGATGTTTGCGATTACATCACGAGGATCGTTACCTGCCTTCAACATTAGTGAAGGGTTAGTAGTTACTCCGTCTATTAATCCTGTATCAAAAGCACTTTTGATCAAATCAGGATCAGAGCAGTCCAGAAAAATTTTCATGACTCTCCAGTATATTTAAACATATTTATTATAGCATAAAAAATACCCCTGTCAAAGACAAGGGTTTTAGTGTTGATATTAAGATGTGATCTGTCCAGACGGACCTTGGAACATTACCTTTAAGCAAACCCACTTAGCATAATGTACTCCACGGTAAGTCAAGAAAGCGAATATTCTGTCAGGATCGTGTTTCTCAGGATCAAAATCTGGAAGACCGTAATCCCAGTCTAACCTGATCCTTAACATTGTTAATCTCCTAAACGATTAAGATTGTGAGGCAAACTTACGTCCGACTTTGATGCCACGATACATCAAGTCATGATTTCTGTTTTGCTCTTGCTCGGCAAGAACCTTTGCCTTATACTCTTCAGCGTTATATTTAACGCCTCTGTAAGTAATAGTAGTCATTTGTTACTCCTAAAGTAGTTGGATTTTTAAGCCCGTTCCTTTAGCCGTTTGCGTCCCATTCACAATCTAGTCCTTGTCTTTTACCAAAGTCTTGATAGAGATCAATAACTTCTTGCCTATGCTCTGCAGTAATATCTGGATATTCGTTTGCACGAATTACCAAATCGTTAATGTCAGCACAGGTAATGCTAGTAGCAATTAGAATTGGAATCATAGTAAAAATGGGATGAACGCTCCGTTCCGCGACTTACTTGCGTCCAATGACATAGGGTTTGCAATTTTCTTCTGGTACTTTGCTATAGAAGAAATCTATAAGATACTCTTTAGCATCAGGAGTGTGATTCTGATCACTCAGTATCTCAATCCTTGCGTCGTTCCACTCTGAACAAGACATTTCCCAATGGGATGGATCGTGTTCAGCGAGGAGTAATACCAGTAGTGCTAGTCCTTGCATCGGATGAACGTAATCGGTAGGTTGCCCTACACCTATATTTATATCATAGATTCCTGACATAAGATGTTCACTGTGATACATTTGATCACATTTTAAAGATTATCTTTATCTTTTTTTAACTTTCTATCGCTACGAGGATCTGTAATTAAATATCTGCAGTACTCATTACCATGATCGTAGAAATGATCTGACATATCTACAGGAACATTAGCATTTCTTTTACCGTCTTTAATTCGTTGTGCTTTCCCCATTTTTTCTCCTTATGTCATCATGCAACCTTTCTTGTGCTGCTTGTTTTTTAGCAGTAGTCCAGAGCATATCGGTAACGTCTGGACTATAGTCGTTACCTGATTCAACTAGATCGTTATAAGTTTTGTCAAACCACTCTGAGTTCTCAGCAGCTGCTAATTGTGCTGCTATCTCTTCCTCTGGTCTAGGATTAGAGAGAGAATCCTGCGAAGGTGTCTCCTTTGACATCTTGTTTGATTCCTCCAACGACATAACTTTCAATCTCCGTTTCTTG